CTATATTCCATCAAATTAGCCACATCTTGCTGACTTTCTGCATATCCTGATTGAAATACATTAATACAATGAAAACTATATTTAAATAACTCTGGATAATCATTATCTGTATAATCTGTTAATGTTCCAGCAAATTCATTTAAATCTTTGGCTGCATCATCTTCTCTATCTAATATTGCAGTTATTAGGCTAGTAAGATTAATAGTAACCCCATATCTATCAGATCCATTTGCTGCATCTCCATATAATGAGCCACCATAAATTGTATATCTCATTTGTTCACTTTTTATAGGATAAAAATATTTATAAATACCTGTTCTTACTTTAGTAAATTTATCAAATACTATATATGGTAAATCTCCATCTATAATTTCAGGAGGTATATTTCCTGTACCCGCTGGAAAGAATGGGATAAAATCTGGACCACCAACTGTCTTTGGATATAAATTATAAAAGTTTGGAGCCTGTGTTTTAAACTGTTCCCAAACATACTCATTAATTAAATTCTCTGGTCTATAAATTTTCATATCCTTCCTCCTGGTGAATTAGCAATCCAAGATAGTGCTGCTGCCCTTCCTAGTGTTCTAGCATTTACTCCCTTTAAAGCATTTTTAAAGTTTTTAGTATATTGTGCTGGATTAGAGTAGTGTTTATAAAATCCAATTGAATCTAGATATACTTGATTAAAATATACACCATAAAATTCATTAAATGCTTTTACAAAAGAACCCCTTGTTTCTGCACCACCAGGATTTGCTATGTAGATAGGTCCAGTTCTAAAAAACTCTTCTCCATCTACTTCAAAAAATAATGCTTTAGCATCTACTTTATTAATTACAACTGGAATTCCTTCTTCCATAATTGTAGCCTTATCATAAAATGCTTGATTTCCATTTGTTGGAATAGAGTCAGATTCTAAAAAGTCTGCAGTTATCATTGCATTTTTTCCAGTTAGTCTTGTTGTTAATTCAAATAATCTTGCTGATGGATTTCCAACTTGACCCCATTCATAAACATGATGAAGCATTCCAGGATGCGATCTAGCAAGTCCATCAAGGTATTCATAAAAAACCTCTACAGAAGCATTAGCAATATTTGTTGCTATTTTATATTCATTTTTTTTAACTTCTGCAGCAAATGATTCTGAATAATCAATTACATTATTTAATGTTTTTAATAATGACTTTGTTTTTATCCTTGTTGTTATCATTGCTCCCACCTTTGAACTTGTGATTTACTAATGAATATTCTAAAATGTCTTAAGTTGTGATTATAATCAAATGTAGGAACTACAGTCTTTACTTCATACTTTGTTTTAATAACATCTGCTGAGTTTGTCATATTTTGACCATTAATCCAAACATCATTTCCAGCAGGATCTTTTATGTTAGTAATTGCTATAGCCGTAATTGGAAAATACATTCCATTAGCCTTTTTTCTAATATCTTCTTTAGTTCTAAAAAATGCATTTGAATCATATACAAAGTCTGTTCCTTTTGTCTTTAATTCTCCAGTAAATCCTCTGCTTGATAAATCACTTATTATTGAACAGTTAACAGTTCTATCGTATATCCATGTTTTAGATACATTGCCATAATCTTGTTGTTTTGTTGTAGCGTAGTAAATGTCTGCAGTCATTGGAAATAACATATCATCAAGAGTAGATGAAGGGATAATCATTACAATACCCCGATGCGGAGCCTATTTCTGTATTTCTCCAATATTTTATCAACATACATATTTCCAGTATTTGCACTTGGATTTTTAGCAAATTTTATCTTAAAGTCTTGATTGTCAAATGCTTCTATATATCTATTTATATATTTTAAATTATCTGACTTTATGTCTTGAATTAACATTTCACATGCTTCTTGAATATCTTGAGGAACTACTTTCCATCCAAAATCTGCATCTATTCTATATTCTGAACCTTCTATAAATGCCTCATCTAAATATCTTTCTCTCCATACAACTTTATTGTTTACTTTATCTTCTGGTGTAGAGGGATCAACATTTGTTATGGCTGACTTATCTTTTGTAAGTTCATATACTACTTCATTATTTTGAGCAGATGAATCATATTGTAGTTCTTGGTTTCTATATACTTTATATATCTTATAAATTTTTTCATCAATAGGAAGAAAATCTGATCCATTTCCAACTATATCTTTTTCTTTCCTTATAAAGGAAAATCCTTGCGTTTGAGAGTCTATGATATATCTTGCTAGTCTTTCTAATTCTGTCTCGCTACCGTCCGTTATATTGAGTTTAGAGGCTATTGAGTCTAGGTTGCAGTATGGTCTTACAACCTCTATATTTGTCATTATTACTGTTTCACCTAATGAATTTTTTACTGAGGCTGTTAGTGATCCTGTATAGTTTAAATATTTATTATTAAGTGTGAATGATACTGCACCAGATACTGTTGTTGCTGATGCGGAAAATGTTTCATTTGTATCTAAATCTTCATATTCTAGGGTATAAACTCCACTTGGAGAAATTGAAAATGTTGCTGTTAAAGATGTAACTTTTTTATATTGTCTTTCATTTAATATTTCCATTTAATAAAACTTCCTCCACATTAATTATATCATTGTTAAAATATTGAAGGGGAGACAAATTAATGTCCCCCCTTCGTATACCTAGTTATTAATTAGGCTTTTGCGTATGCAACGGCATCTGTTTCTTCAACTTGAACACCAAAACGTAAGAAAGTTGTATACTCGATAGTATCTTTCTTAGGTTGGAATTCACGATGAACAGTAACGTCTCTTTGGAATCCCCAAATACGGTTTTCTGGGAATGTCAATGAGATGAAGTCTGCTGGCATCAAAGGTACTTCTACCAATGGAATACCTAGAACACGATATTGAATTGGAGCACCAAGTGTTTGTGGTGCCATTCCGTCAATTACACGTTCTACGATTCTTTCTGATGGCAAGTTACCGCTTGATCCGAGACCATTGATGATGTCGGCTACTGTTTCGCTAGAAGCATAGAACTTCATGGCTGCTCTTGAAGCACGATACTTACGTGGCATTGCAAGCACAAGTGCTTGTAAGTCTTCAACGTCTGTACCATATGTACTTGAGTTACCAGTTTGTTCTTTAGCATAGAAACCTTCTAAGATGTTTAGGAAGGCATTTGTGCCTGATCCTGTTCCATTGATAGCAAGGTCTTCTAAGTCATTTGCGAATGCACGAGTCATCGTACGAACTAAATGATCTTCTAATCCTTGGCCTTCAATGTTATCTTCAAGTGCTTCTGTTGATACTTCCCAATCAAGGCGAATCTTCTTTGTTGTGATTTCTACCTTTGTGAAAGTAACGCCAGCGTTAGTGTAAGTTGCATCTGCTTGAGCAGCGGCACGTATTACTCTTTCACCAACGTTTAACTTCTCTAGTTCTGCAGAGTTTGCTCGCATTGTTACACGGCGACCATCTCTAGCAAGAACTTGTTGATCGAAAATGTATTCGATAAATTGTGCTGATTGTTCAGCATTTAAGATACCGCCACCATCTGATGGTGCTGCTGTACCTGCAGGGCCTAATTTACCTGCTGCTGGAGTTGATACGGAACCAATTCCACCAGAGACGATTGAGCCTGTTGCTGCTGATTTTTCTAAAATTTCTTCTGACATGATTTTTTCACCTCCCAGTGAATTTTAACGATAGAGGTCAGCGGAATTGAGGAAACGCCCGCCCCACATCGATCCTTTTTTGATTTTTGTTCCCTGTTCGACCCCGCCGAGGTCGCCAGACTTACGGATAGCGGTATCATCTTCTACTGCATCTACTCGCTTTCCAAACTCTTCTACATTACCCTTAATTGATGTTATTTCCTCGTTTACTTTGGTAATGCTTTTTGTTAATTCGGCAATTTGTTCATTAATTGATTTTACTGTTGCCACTAAATCTCCAACTGCTGCAGTAACGGACTTGCTAACTTCATCTACAGAAGTTTGGACTGTCTCTACAGCCTTTGCCAAGTCAGCATCTTTGCTTTCTTCAGCAGGAGTGGCGGCATCTTCAACTACAGGTGCTGCTTCTTCTGCTTCTACTGCTGCTTCTGCTGGTGCTTCTGCGGCTGCTTCTGCTGGTGCTTCTGCGGCTGCTTCTGCTGGTGCTTCTGCTGCTGCTTCTGCTGGTGCTTCTGCATTTTCAGAATCAGACTTAATGATTTCGTCAACAAGAACTACTTCATTTTCTGCAACGTCTGTTTTTTCAATTTTAGAATCTTCAACAACATTTGTTGTTTCTTTATTTGTTTTTGCCATATCATTCCCCTCCTTTACGGAATTTTCAGAAAGTAAATTAATACCATCTGCTTTAGATGAAGACATATTTAAAGTTTTCATCTTGTGTCCAACAATTGTATCAGTAGGTTTTCCATCTCTGTAAACTCTAATTGCAACTGCTGGATCTTCTGGAGTTCCTGTAATAGTAAAAGAACTATTAGGAACTTTTATTTTTCCATTGCGAACGACCCTAATAACTTTTCCTCTAGCAGATCCACCGCTAGAGTTCCAAGATACCATGTCGCCAACTTTAATATTTTTTGCTTTAGTCATATCCTCATCTTTTTTCTTTTTATCATTCCACATAGCCATATGATCTGGACAGTTTTGAGGATCTGAGCAGTCATCCATTGAGTGTGGTTTTTTATTTGGTGTAGTTTCATTTGTAATTGTATTATCATGTGATTTAATTAAATTCTTTATAGTTTGACTTTTTTCAGAGTCATTTGTTTCAACAAATCCTATCAATACCTCTCCTGAGCGAGGATCTTCTTCTTTTGACAATCTTATAAGATTATTATCTTTTGACCAGTATACATTTTCAAGTGACATTTTTGTCATAATACCATCAAATGTTTTTTCTCCATTTTCTGCTTTTTGAATAGAAACTATATTTGCAAATTGATTTGCTGGATTATCTACTAATGAGAGTTCGTGTAGGTCATAGTCTTTAATAACTCTAATTGCTTTATCCA